CGGTGACTATGTTGTCGCCGTCCTCCATGAGAATGAAGTTAGGCGCACCATCCAGTTGAAGCACTGAGCCAGAAACAACCAGATCATCCTTGTCCCCCGAAAAGGATGGACTTTCTGTGATTGTCTCAACTGCGTTGAAATCGAGAATATTCGGGACAGTGGTCGTTGCCAGAACTGCACTCGTTGAGAAGTTGCCCGCCGAATCCACCGCCTTCGCCATGTACGTTCCAGCCAACAAAGGCAGAACAACATTAGTTGCTGTCCCGGCAAGTGCCTTACCAATGTCCGCACCGTCCTCCCAGGTGACACCGTTTGTCTGGGGCGTATGGCGGATCCTGATGAAGCCACCGTGCAGCACATCCAAATCTGTGATCGTGTCCCACTGCAAATGAGCAGAACCATCCAACGCCCTGACTGATAAATTCTGAACAGCAGAAGGAGGCGCAGTCAGACCCGCCAGGACAATCGTTGTGGTGGTCGTCCACTCAGAACGCACCCCCAACGTATTTATTGAGCGAACCCGAAACTGGAAATCACCGGCAAACAGATCATTGACGTGCGCGCTTGTCCCCGATGTGGTCGTTACGAATTCCCACTCAGAGCCGTTCAGATACGCCACCTCGTACTGTCTGACAAAGGCGTCCGCTGGTGCAGACCAGCTAAGAATCGCCCTCACCTTGGCTCCTGAGCCTGTTGAAGTGGTGTAAAGTTCCTCTGTCACTGACAAGCCAACAGGTGGTGATACATCAGCGATGTTGGGCAGATTCGTGTTATTGAATGTGAACTGTGTCTCGTCTGTGTTCTCGTCCCAATCATAGACGGCACTACTTGTTTCTTTGACCACTAAATCAACGCCTAACGTGCCATTTTGGGCGTCTGGTGCAAGGCTCCAGGAAATCACTTCAAAGACCTTGTTCGTCCAACCGAAGCGTTCATTGGTGAACATGATCGTATCGCCAATCTCGTATTTGAACGCGCTTAACTTACAAGGAAGCGTGACGACAATCTGCTCCCTGTTGCGATACAGCGATTGTTTCGCAATCCGCTGTGCCATCGAGGGACTTGTCGTGAAGGGAAGTGTCAGATCCACATATCGCCTTTCAGATCCATCTTCCGCTTCAAAAGTGGAGGATAAGATTTCCGGGTAATCGGTGGGCTGCCAGTTATTCTCAGGCGAGACAAAAATGCCCTTAACCGCGTTGAACTGCGACTGACCAGAAATGCGGGTATCGACTTTAATTGCCCCACGCAGATCATCAACTGTGAGTGTGTCGCTCGGTGTGATGTATTCGCCTGCGCGGAGTTTCCACTTTCCATTTGCGTAGTAAAGTGTCCCTGCACAGGCGGTAATCATCTGATCCAGGATCGCATTAGGCGAGTTGGAGGTGTCAATCACCCCATTTAATGTGTACCGGCTTTCTGATCCACCATCAGCCAAATCAACAGACTCATCGCAGACATTAGCCGCTGTGGTAAATAAGGTGTCGTCAATCTCATCAGACGATGCCCCAAGGCCGTATGTCTCATCAGTCAAGTAATCACGGATGCAAAGGGCTGGATTGTTCGAATAAACAGTCGTCCCAGTCCTCGGGTCGTAAACCTTCTTCCCTTCGATCTCAACAGATACGTTCGGAATCCCCGTAGGAAACACGTCCTGGTCGAAGGTCATCTTCGTGTAGATGTACGCGACACCTCTCTGCCGGAAGTTCGCATTGGTACTGGTGTTATCAGCTAACAGATCGGCATCAGCTTCTTGATCAGCCGTACCGAAGTGCGCAGTAATTTTCACCTTGCCCGAATAGTCCGGCGTGGTGTCTGAATCAGGAGTGACCTGCACACCATCAGACAAGTCTTCTTTTACTAACTGGTCGTTAAAATAAACCTTCTTAACCGCGTTAATTTCATGACCAGCAAACGAGACGATCATGTGCAAATCTTTATTGTCGTCCACCGCTTCCATGTAGGTGATCGCACCGCTCAATCTTGTCCGCCCATAGACAATCTTGCGCGAGGTTAGCGGGTTTCTTTGAGCGATTGTCCGGCCTTGCAGTTCAGCCTGACTCGGCATCTTTGGCTGCAATGCAAGAGAAGCAGCGCCCATAATTGCGCCCATCAACAATTGCTTGCCGAAGAACTTGAAAACACTGCCCTCAAGCGTTTTGAAAAGCCATGCTTGACCAGTGGCGATTCCAGCAAAAATAATTGCTGCCTTGAGGATATTTCCTACTTTACCGCCCACTTAAAATCTCCAAGCCTTCATCGCTAAATCCATCGGCAGCATACTTACACCGCCCTTCTCATTCGCAGCCCAAAAGGAATATCTGTTTGCCGCAATGGCTAAACTTTTATTAGGCGCATGATGCCCGATCAGATCGCCACGCTTAACCGCATCCAAGGGGACTTCCTCCAACCGCGAGGAGGCGCATTCCCAGGTGCTGAAAAATCCTAACCTTTTCAAGATACCGAATCCCGCAGAACTCGTCCCGTATGTCCTGTAGAACTCCGGGAACAAGGTCTTACCCGTTAAGGCAATCTCGCAATCAATGGCGAACTGCGTACAGTCGTGCACCCCCATCTTCCAGGGTTTCCGCATTGCTTGGAAGATCGTCTTGTTAAGATCGGCCCCACTCAATGGTCTTATCCTGTAGGTCGTTGACGAAGGAAAAACCCGTGTCACCAGGGTAAAGGGTCTGCTGATCCTCATTCGTAAAGCGCCTGATTCGCGGCCTTTCCAAATCAATCAATCGGTTCTCAATCGCTACCGAGATCGAGGCAGTTTCACCAGATTCCTCGATCGTCATCTGATCGAGACGACCTTTAAACAAGGTGTAATACTCATCAACCGCACCATCAGCCAATGTGCCGATGATAATCGTGCATGCGCGATTCTGATAATTCTCACCCAACGCAATGGAGATGATCGAAGTATCCAGGCCAGAAAGGACAACAGTCGCGCCCCTTGCGGCAATCTCGCTCGTCTCCTCAATGGCTGAAATGCTCAACAGCGTTCCGCCACCTGTGTAAGTGTCGGAGCCTATCTCCAAATCACCATACCCACCCCACAGCATCACATCGCCTGAATCGAACTCAGCCTTAACGGCAAGGAACGGCTCTAAGCTGTCCGCTGTGAAATCTGTTGGAGTACCCGTCCTCATAGTGCTTCCACCGCGCCGAAGGTAATGCCGTAAATAGACGCCTTATCAATATCCCAAGTCGTCTCATTGGAATTGAGCCGGAACTGACCCTTCGCAGAACTCACGACCACGGTCGCGTTATCAGTGGGCGCGGTTCTCACCTTCGGCCATAAGTTGAGCGTTGCTTGGCCCGACCCATTTGTATCCACATCCTCAAGCACTTTGTGCAAGGTAGCCGTTGAACCACTTCCCAACTGGATGTAATCGCCTGCTTTGAGGTATCCATTCACGCTTGCTGGCAAACCATCAATGTCTAACTCATCGCCTGTCTGGCTCCCACCATTTACGACCGGTGTACCTGGTGTACTCGATGCCGAACCCCTGGGGATTTCAGCATTTGGATCACCCATCAAGAAAGTCCCATACTGGCCTCTTAGGCGTAAAAGGAACGAAGTCCATGCGTCTGCGTCCTCGCGCTTCATGGGAGGCAAGGTTATGTCTGCTTCCCAGTATTGGCCTTGATGGCGATAGACCTGTTGTGTCCCGGTGAAAGGGCTGGTCGCAACACCGACCAAATCCCTGGCAACCATCCGAATTCTTGTGATGTTCGTATTGGGTAAATTCAGTGGATACGACATCAGAACGCTCCCGCAAATGAGCCGCCACGCCTTCTCGCATCAAGCACAGCAGCTTTTGATGCTTCGGCTATTTGAGGTAGCAGTGTCATGATCTCTGTTCTCACTGTCTGCTGGACGCCTGTGGTGATGTTGATTGTCTGATTGATCACAGTACCAGTCGATTGGCCCTGGGCATGGTCAATTACCGTCTCATTAGGATGCAGAATTGCCGGGAAACCACCCTTACCATCTACACCCCCCGACCGGGGCCCATTGCCGGTGAAACCTCCGCCTGCAAATCTTTTATACGGGAATGTCTGAGCAGACTCCCCACCGCCGACATAATTGCTGCTGCTTAGTGTAGGCGTAGGTGTACCGCCGAACATCCAGTTGCCTACATTGCCGATAGCCTGATTCAGAAAACCAGCTAAGGGCCGAGTAATTTGCGATTGAACCTGCATCCGTATCATCTCATTGATGATCGACCGGGCCATGTCACGAAATGCAAGGCTGGCATTCTTCGTCCCCGAGATCAGATCAACAAGACCATCCTCTAACGACTTAACGCCCTTCAAAGCGCGAGACTCTAACGACTTCTGCAAGTCCACCGAAGCCTCAGCGTATTCTTCGAGCGCGCTCTTTGCGCCAATCGCCGCTTCCATCTTTGATCGAATCTTCTCCTGGACAGCAGACAATGCCTCAGAGAGTTCAGGGAACTTTTCTTTCAGCTTGTCGATTGCTTTGATTTCTTCGATATATTTTGCAGTCGGATCGAGAGATTTAACGTATTTCTGCGCCTTTTCACGAGCCTTCTGTAACTCATCCTGCTCTCTGGCTAATTGTTCCCAAAGTTCCAATTCACGTTGTAGCCGTTCTTCTTCTGGCGACAGCGTAGCATCCGTGTCCCGGAACTTCATTGCTTCTTGCAGCTGTTCAATGACCTCTAGTGTCCCTCGTCCCTTTAAGGCAAGATCAGTAATTGTTGCTTGTATTTGCTCAAAAGCTGGCGTCACATTCGCTGACTCGTCCGAACGTATCCGCTGCATGACATTGAAGATGTTGTTCAGTTCCTTGTGTTTGTCTTCAAACGAAACGGATTTATCCAGTCTGTTAAATGCGTCATTCAACTCCAGGACGTCTTTAGTGTTACCCTTGATCGAAAGTCCAAGTTTTTGAGCAACACGCTGTTGCGCTAATGTCTTTTGCGTTACCTTTACTTGCGTTGCCAGGGCAGCCTGTCCAGCTATAACACTGCCCTCATATACATCCATAGGGTTTTCGCTGAACCTAATAGCCCTATTAAGTTCATCGAATACTTTTCCGACCCCTTCGGCCTGCTCCTTTATAGCCCCAAGCCCTTTTACCCGTAACTCCTTTATCCTTGCTGTGTTTTGGAAGCGGATCATCTCCTTGATGATGTTGGTTACGGCCCCGTATTTCTTCTTGATGGCATCCATGTCCGAAATGTCGGACAACGCAGAATCGGCATCTCTTGTCGCAGTCTCCAACTCCTCCATAGCGTCCTTGCTGTCAAACAAGGTGGGAATCAACGCCATAGCAATCGCACCACCAACTGCCATGATGCCGCCAGCAACCGCACCGCCGGGGCCGAACAAAGACGCGATTTGAGAACCCTGCTGGGAAAACACAAGCATTGCGTTTTGACCCATCTGCAACTGAACGGCAACGTCTTGGATTTGATGACCAAGTTGGCCGAAACCAGCCCGCATGCCTCGGGACATAGACCTGCCGAACAACATCGCTTCGTTGTTGCGTTTGGTTTGCAGTTCTAAATTCTTGTAGGCGGTACGCAGTTGTGACGCTGATGTGCGGTTGCGTTTGGTTTGCTGCTCAAGATTCTTGTAAACAACACGCAACTGCTTGACGGCAGTGCTATGTTGCTTGGTGGAGATGGTTCCTGCGCGAAGATGATCTGTCAGCTTCGACAGTTCGCGCAGATACTGCTGCTTGACGCTGAGACTCGCTTTCTCGGCGGCGTTCGCTTTTGAATTGATCGAGTTTAAGAGTTGCTGCGCGTCACGCTGCTTTTTGACGGAATCACTGACTTTTTTGTGATTGTCAGAAATGACCTTGAGTTGTGGACTCGCCTCGTCAACAACCTTAATGATTGATTTGATTGTTGCGTTAGCTGCCACGTTTTTCCGCCTCAAGATTTAAGTATGCACCCCACTCAAAATACTCCGAGACGGGCATGTCTTCAAGTTCAGAAACGGTCTTGTTCAAGTGACTCGCCAGGTGGAAAAGACCCATCCTGAACGAGTCTTGCTTTAGTTTTTTTCGTGATCCTCAGAGGTCTGAGAACCGAGAATCCCAACCGCAACAGAACTGATGACCGTCATCTCCTCGCGCAACAGGTACGGCTTGTCTTCCAGCGTGAACAACTTGTCGCCGTTGCTGTCGAGGGCTTTGGAGAGGATCAAATCAACCATTGCCTCTCCGTCCATGTTCGTGAGAAACGAAGGATGCCGCTTTTGCAATTTACTCATTTCCCCGCACGAAATCGGGGTGCAATAAACATCTTCGTCCCATTCATCGACACGGAACGACTTAGCCGAAACGCTAAGTCGTTCCTTGATCTTGTCACGAATAGCCATGATTAACTAACCGTGCTTTCAGTCAAATCGCCTGAACCCTGCACCTCAAAGGTCGCAGTGATCAATTCACCGACTGAACCGGAAATGGCGCGGCTTGTGATGATGCCAGAACCCGTATAGTAAATGTCACCGCTCGTCTCACCAGAAGGGTAGAGTGAGTAGGTGATTTCGGATCCAACATCGAGCGCACCTTGACCGGTCGTATCGGACTGGTCGTACATGCAGTCAATCGAGGCGGTGTACGACTTCAAAGTTGCCTTGAAGGTGCGAGCGCTATCACCCATGTTGGTGTCTTCAACGGTGTCACTCGTGTAAGTGATCGAATAGCCGGTTACCTCGGCTACTGCGGTTGAACCCACTTTAATTACGCCGCTTGCGGCAGTTTCAGTTGCCATTTTTCACTCTCCTCAGAGTCAGATTACTGCCGTTGGATCGGCTTGATTGGTACGGTAAGTCATATCGTAGGACAGTTTTAAAACCCCCACCGGCTTCTCGCTGTCGCCCCCCACAATGTCAATTTCAGTTGAACTTAACACTGTCTGCAACACCAAGCCTGCAAGTGTTGTGTCAGTCGCCATGTTTTCCTCAACTGAAACCGAATATCCGTCTAATGTTTCGTCAACATCTGTTGAGCCGCGGACATAGACTTCGATCTGCACTGACAGCGTTCTCACATACGAAGCAGATGCACCGATTGTCGTCAGCTCAGAAGATTCGCTGTCTGCGTACACGCAAATACCTGGCAAACTCTCTTTGTCCATCGGGTAAACGCGGGTGCGGAACACTCGCGTCCCAATACCGGAAATAGAGAGCATTGCGTCTGCAACCGCGTCTCTGATTTGTGTGCGAACGTGGCTCATTGTCGCTCTAAACTAAGCTCTGTGACGCCAGTGCCGTCCGGCATGATTTCCCGGATAATCCAGGTAACACTATCAATTTCCAACGTATCGCCATACGCCAGATTAGAAAAATCAGAAGTCCGTCCTATAAAAGTAGGATTGGACTCGGAAATGTTCACGCTTCCAGTGGCCAAGTCGGCACTGAAATAAGTATTATCGAAAATTCCCTTGAGCGTTGTTTCAACATTGTTGGCGTTCGTGTGAACAGCCGAAGCGCCAAACTCATTGACGTTGAACAAAGCCGCTAAATCGTCATCAGTCAGCACTGACATCTTCCGGTTCCGGCGCAACAGGGTTTTTGCGAGGACGACCACGCTTGCGCGGCGTTTCGGATGAACCGGTCAAACCAACACTCCGATTTCCGGTGCTGCTGGTTTTCGGCGCAATGAAACCCAATTTCACCAGCCTGTCAGTCTTGTTGTGATGAATGTCCACCACCGACCCGGCGGGGAAGGACGACCCATCAATGATCACGTCTTTTAGAACCTCGTATTTCATCTCATCCTCCAATAAGAGAAGGGGGCGGAACCCCCTTCTCTTAACGCTTATACGCCGTCGTTACCGAAGGCGAAGCTGGTGGCGTGACGAACCGCAGTGTCACAGGATTGAAGCGCGACAATCCGCACAGTACCCGAGGTGCTGTTCGTATACGGATCAACCACGATGTCCAGACCTCCGAAGAAGCCAATCAACAGGTCGTTGAAGTTACCGAAGTACAGGTTGCCGGCAGTGCCCTGGTTGGAAACCAGCGCGTTGTAGCCGTTGACCGTACCGCCCGGCTCAACAACGAACTGAGCAGTGCCGGAGGCTTTCTCAGTGGTCTTGAGTGCGCCGTACATTGCCGAAGGCATAATGTACGCCAAGCTGCCGCTGAGTGCGTTGGCATTGGCGACAGCAGTCTCCATGCCAACCACTTCTGCGAAGGTCGGATTGGCGGCGGCAAAGTTGGTGACTTCGGTGACATTGGTGGTGTTCAGGATACCGGTCGGTTGACCAGAAGAACCAGAACCTTCCAGGCCAGCGAGGTCGATCGCCAGTGCCAGGGCTTGTGCCAGGTCGTCACGAACCAGCGCCTCGACATCCATCGACGACTGGATCATCAACTGACGGGTAATGTCGGTATACGCGCCAAGTGTCTTCGGGGTCAGAGCCACAGAACCGACAGTCATTTCTGACTCAGTGGCAGCGCCGCCTTCAGTGGCAATCCAAGCAGCAGAGGAAGCAGTCAGCTTCTTCGGGATCTTCACGTCGCCGGACAAGCCGTTCAGCATGCGAGCGCCTGCGCGCATTACAGAGGACTGGTTCCGCAGCACGTCAATGAAGTCATTGCCACGATAGTCGTCACTGAACAGATCGGACTCATCGCTTGAGTTCAGATCACGTGTCCAGGTCTTAAGCACCTCGGTCGGGAGCATGACGCCCTGGGCAGCGCGACCATATTGCTTGGCAGCTTCGGCAGAACACTCAAACTCAAACTTAGCGGCCTCTTGGGCAGCTTTGTCGTGCGGGTTGGCCAAAGCATTGATTGCTCGCATCAAAGAGAAACGCTTGGTTTCTGCTTTGGTCAGGCCGATGTCCTGATTCTCCAAAGCCCGCTCAGAACCGATCTTTTCAAGCAGTTCGCCACGGAATTCTTCAATGGTCTTGCCGTCAGAAATGGCACGTTGCGCCATTTCGCCCTGGTTGTGTCGTGCGCCGAGCGCAACGATCTCTGAGGCGTTGCGGCGAGCGGCTTTGGTAGCCTCTGCCTTCACTGCCTCAACATCGACATTTTCAACTTCTGACATTGTTTTGTCCTCAAAAGATTCATGTGTTGGGGTAGAAGCAGTTTTTGATCTTCCCACGCCGACTGTCACATCGCTGGGAATGCTTACCAAACTCGCCTCAACAGGACGCCAGGATTTTGCGACATACGCATCATCCTTGCGAACCATTTTGTCGATGGAATATCCAACGCTGATATTTGCGCGGATGCCATCAACTACGTCATCGAAAATCTCTCTGGCAAGTCCGTTTTTTCCAAAACGAACAGTCGCCCGGAGTCTCCGGGCCGAGTCATCGAGATCAACCGATTCAATTACACCAATTTGCTTTTCAGGATCATGATCCAGTAGCAAAGGTGCGCGTCCAGAAGCCAAGAACGACATGTCTATAGCTTCTGAACTGTGTTCTAAAATTTCTTTACCGAAGGAGCGTTCAACAGGTTCTTCGCTGGACACTGCAATGTTCACAGTGCGTGAATCAACATCAACAGGCGAAGCATCCAATGCGCGAGAACGGCGCTCTACACCAATAGCGAGATCGCGCAACTCTACAACTTCTTCAACAGGTTGTTGAACTTCTTCAATCTCATCAGATTTATTTTCGCTCATCCCATTACCTCAAATCAGTTTTCGTCAGTATCATAACCTTCTGGCGACACAGGTGACAAATTAGCACCGTATGGCTCATAAGCATAGCTAACACCAAATTGCTCGGCCAAATCCTTGTCCCTGGCAATTTGACTCATCAATTCCTCTACATCCTTACCATATTGATTAGCCACATCCTGCAACGACATCACGCCAGCCTTCAATCCTGACAGCAGCATTCATCTCTTTTGCCGGATCGACCCACGACCAGGCTTTGCCCCTGAACGAAGATGCATCCTTGAATCGGTCAAACTGCCGAACAGGAATACCGAAGGTGTTCATTTCCATCGCAGACGCCAACCAAGCCTCGTAAATCGGTTTGACCAAATGCTCAACCATGAAAGACTGATTGTTCTTATAGTTATCCCGCTCCTCCAGCGCGCCCTGTCTAATCGAGCTGTACGAGGTCGATTCCAGGTCGTTGCTAAGAGACGTATAGGACACACCCAAGCCGGATGCAATGCCCTTGAGAACCGATTTGTGGAAACTGTCGAACTCAGACGCAGGATAATCGGGATTGAATGATTTGAAATCGACGCCCTGGGGTAATTGGTGGAACGTGCCAGGTTCAGCCTCCATGATGGGGACTTCGCCATCGAGGTCGTCTGCGACAAAC